ATGGCTGACATCAATAGTGTATCTGTAACTGGGAGACTTACCCATCCGCCGGAAGCACGGCAAGCGGGTGAGTCACAGGTTGTGAACTTCTCTATCGCTAGTAATGACTGGCGAGGGAAGCGAGGTGAGGTGGCTAACTTCTTCCGATGTGAAGCATGGGGAGCACAGGGTCAGGTGATACATGACTACTGTGATAAGGGTAGTCGGGTTGGTATATCCGGCAAGCTACAGTACGACAAGTGGGAGAAGGATGGAGAGACTAAGACATCCATCATTATCCGTGTCGATAACGTGGCACTACTTGATACCAAGGGTAGTAACCAGCAAGAGACAGCGGCCAGTAGTCAGCCGCAAGAAGCGACCGACCCGTTTTAAAACCTTCAAGAACAGGGAGAGCGACATGGGTGTTTTTATTATTGTTAAGAACTGGATGGCAGACACGATTGATGATACCATTGGACCCTTCGATACCCGAATCGAAGCCAAGCAGTACATCGAACGTCTCAAGGGAACTGGGTTTAATATGGACGGCGTGCAGTTCAACATGCAACTCGCCACTACACCAGCGGCTCACTGGACAGCATGCCAGCTAGACATGATGTTAGGAGAGTGAGTTGAACTATAAAGTTACCAAGCACCCACGACACAAGGTGGGTGAAAAGATTATCTGTTACTGGGAACACACGAAAGATAATGTTGCGAAAGCAAAGGAAGCATTTAAGATGGGTGTGTCTGAGGATGCACTGAGTCTATTGCATGAAGTCTTTTGTGTGGGAACACTTGTTCGCAGGAATGATGCTACCATCACCCTGAAGAATGATGAAGGCGAACACACTTTACCTGTGGAAAATATTCTGTGTGTGCAACACGAATAAAATTAACCGCTGCTCAGTGTGAATACGCTGACTCAGCAGGCAAGAGACGCCACGAGTTTAATCGTGACATCGGTGCCAAGGATGCCTATGGTTTCCATGGTGACGGACTCAAGATAAACCTTGAAGGTACACGAGCAGAACTTGCGGTGGCTGTTGCTCTGCAAGTAGAGTGGATTGATTTTAGTGAAGACTATCACAGCATTGTTGCTGATGTCGGTAGTTGCTATCAGGTACGCAGCACCACACATCAGCGTGGCAATCTTATCCTGCACCCCAAGGACAGGGATGACCAAGTGTTTATACTTGTTCGGTCCCATAGATATCCTGACATGGAAATTTGTGGTTGGGTGTATGGACGGGATGCCAAGCAAAAGAAATACTGGGTGGATGGCAAGTACCATCCATCCTTTTCAGGGAGGGAGTGCTATCTGTACCCTGCCTCTGAATTAAACCCCATGAAAACTTTGCCCCGAGAGGTGGAAGATGACGGAAGAGAAAGCTGTAGCGACAGCAGAGAAGCCAACACGTCGCAAGCGAATTACTAACAAGGAACTAGAGCAACGTCTGGATGCTCTAGACGAGCGTGTCTCAGCAGATCTGGAGACAGCAATGAACCTTGCACGCAACACCTCTGAACAATTAGAGCAGGCACAGCAGGCTCTGATAAGGGTGACTGGTCAGTGGGATACTGAGTTAAATACCACACGTCAGGCTATCATGCAGATTGCGAATCGTCTTGACATTATAGCCACTGCTATCGGGGGAGTTGTACCGCCATCGCCCCCGCAATCAGAATGATGTGTGTGAGCGGGTGCCCTTGGTTATGAGTTATGCGTCCTTTCCGCACTCACATCAGGGGCACCCCTCTTTATTGTAGAACACATATTAAATTGAGACGAGGATGAAATGCTTTACGGATACGCCACAATATTTGAGGGTCAGCAGGCCAGCGAGAAAGAGTTGGCTATCCTTGAGGTGCCTGAGTTGCTGGACGAACGGTTTGGTGGGGTGTACACAGACTCGTTCCGGGATGTAGCCCCGGCGTGGAATGAACGCCCGGCAGGTAGTGTGCTTATGTCCCGGCTAGTCCGGGGAGACATGGTCATCATCACTGACTGGAAGGATATGTTCCGGGGGGCAGAGGAAGCAGGCAAGGCAGTGACATTGTTCAGGGGTCTGGGGATTGACTTGCACTGCCTGCAAGTTGATGCTCATCCTAGATCACCTGAGTATCATGACAAGGTTACTGTGCTTGAGCAGGTTAGCGGTGTGCGTAGTCATTACGGATCAGTAGTTAAGAAGCTGTCCATTGAGGAGGCACGACGCACTGGAGGTATCATATCATCCCACCCACCCCTTGGATGGCAGCATAAGAATGGCAAGTGTGTGCCCTGCCGTGAGGAGGTGAAGCAATGCCGAGACATATACGATTACATAAACAAGGAAGGCTTAACAAACCATGCTGCGTATCGAGTTGCGATAGCAGAGCAGTGGAAACGCAAGTCAACAGGCAGAAAGATTGGCAAGAAAACAATAGCAAGGATCATCAAAGCAGTGGAGTCTGGATTCCCTGACCACTCAGGGCGTAAGCTGGCAGACTATAATGTTTCTAGCAGGACACAAGAACACGACTCGTTTATGAATCCTTAACTGAGGTACAATAATATGGGACGCTTGAGAAGGCAACGTCGTCAACAGGAAGATAGTCAAGTGGCTGACGAGCCTGTGCCAAAAGAAAACAAACAAGAGGTTAAGGTAGAAAAAAAGACGAGCCGATATTCCTTTAAGGTTGACCATACCAATGCCAAGGCTATGCTTCAGCAGGCGAAGGCCAACAAATGGAAGTGGCTTAGCATACTCATTGGCGCTGCTATCGCAGCATACATGGCATTCAAGTCAAAGATCTTCGGAGGTTAAGATGGATTTCGTAAAGACGTTGCTTGACGATTTTGTTAACGCACTAAAGTCTAAGCGAGTAGTCACCACTATCGTAGGTGGAGTGCTCAGTATCCTTGCAGCTAAGTACCAGTGGATACCTGAAGACCGTATAGATGACATCGCAATCTTCATCGCCGCCCTTGTGGTAGGCGATTCGATGCGACCAACTAATCCAGATAAGCTACAGCAGGACGAATAATGAAATCGCTTCTGGTGGCTATGGCTCCATCTATGGTTGCTGCATCTGATGCAATCACAAAATTTGACTGGGGAACCGTGTCGGCCACTGGCCTGCTCGGTTGGTACTTGTGGTACACAACCAAGGTGGTAATGCCACGACACCAAGAACAGATCACTACAATGCAGGACAAGTGTGCAGAGGAGTTGCGATCACAGCGTGATCATTACGAGACATTGCTTGAAGAACAACAGACACAGCACGCTACAAGGCACAAGGAAATACTAGATGCCCTCAAGCGTATTGCAGAATAGCTTGACAGATAGTACCGTTAGCGGTAACATGTCAGATATGGAAAAGAAAAAACTTGAAGACCTGATGACCGTGCAGGAAGCCGCTGATGTATTAGGTCTAACCGTGGGACGGATTAGACAAATGCTGAGAGCCGAGGTTATCAAGGGATTTAAGATGGGACCACGTATGTGGGTAATACCAATAGAAGAGGTTGTTAATGCACCATCTCGACGCAGAGGAAGGCTACGAGAGGAATCGAATGCTGGTCCTGACAAGGAAGGTTAACGAGACTGTCATCATTGGAGATGACATCCAGATTACCATTGCACAAATCCTGCCTGACAGGGTGAGGATTGGTATCCATGCTCCCGATAACATAGCTGTCCACCGTAAAGAAGTGGCAGAGAAGATTGCATCTCAACTTGACGATGATGAGCATACTACGTAGTGAATTTTCGATTGATCCAATCGAAGCAGAGAAGGCAGGGAAACGTGTCGCTGCTATGCTTTTGCGAGGGAACTTCGAGGCAGCACACAAGATCATATCGCTCGTAGAGTTTACAATACAAGACAAACCTAACAGTCATTTGTTCGACGTGCCGCTAGCACAATCCGAACTACCAACAAGAACACTGAACTTACTTGAAAGACATGGAGTAATAACCTTTGGCGATCTGTCAAGCAAGGGAGAAGAGTGGATACTCTCTCTCACGAACGCAGGTGAAGGGACGCTAGAGGCAATCAGGGAAGTTCTGCATTATGAGTTGATGCGGCGCAAGAAGTAATGGATAGATGGACCAGTCGCATCGAGGTCCTATGCGTTATTTCTTTGAATACTACGATTCGTTCGACGACAACGGAGACTACGTCTACCGGATTGTCACTTACTTTAAACAAGGGGAACATTACGCATATGTGTTCACACCGGACACAGCATTTGCATGCATGACGCAGATCTTTTCGCATGCCATGGACAAGGACCTTAACCTGACGGTTAAAGAGGCCGAGGCAATATCAATTGTTATGGAGGAACTAATAGATGACGAAGACTTTATTGGTGGATTGTGACAGCCCCACCTACTTTGAGATGCCAGAGGTATCTAACA